TAAATCATTACAAAAAATCATGGAAGGCTTGAGCGAGTGTTATTATCGACATGGATTTACTGGTACTTTAAAATCAGAAGAAAGCAAAACACATCGTTTAGTTTTAGAAGGTTGTTTTGGTGGCGTACGTAAACATGTAACCACTAAAGATCTTATGGATCAGGGCACTGTTGCTGATTTCAATGTAAAGGCAATTGTACTTTCTCATCATCCAGATAATCGTAAAAAATTTAAAGATGCTCTTAAACAAGTTTCTCAGGCAAGTAAAAAGTATCATGCTGAAAGAGAATTTATTGTTAATAATCAAAAAAGAAATCTTTTTATTAGAAATTTGTTGTGGACTCTTGAAGGACAAAATAACTTGGTATTGTTTGATCTTGTTGAAAAGCATGGTAAGCTACTTGAGCCTCTTCTTAGAAAAGAGGGACGAGAGTTACATTTCATTTATGGTGGAACCAAAGGTGAAGAACGTGAAAACATTCGACATCTGATCGAAAATGACCCTATCAAACGACATGATATTCTTGCATCATATGGCGTGTTCTCAACCGGTGTAAACTTGAAAAAACTCGACAATGTAATCTTCGCTTCAGGATCCAAATCTGAAATCAAAGTATTACAATCAATTGGTCGTGCCCTTAGGAAGGGCAACGACGCCGATAAGGCGACTCTGTATGATATTGCAGATGATCTCTCGATTGGCTCATTTGAAAACTACACTCTCCAACATTTTAAGAAACGTATTGAAATCTACGGGAATGAACAGTTTCCATTTAAAGTATATACAGTTGATATCTAATATTATTTTATAGAGCCATAAGGCTATTATACACCAACTGGAAATATTGTCAACAAGTTTTTTCAAGTTTATCAAAAAAAAAATAGTTGACAATATTTCACAACTGTGTTAGTATATAACTAAAGTACATAAAAAGGAGGCTATATGATGGCTAAAAAACGGGTTACTCGTAACTACGTAAACAACAAAGACCTTCTTGAAGCACTGATTGCATATCAAAAAGATTGTAGAGAAGCTGAAGATGCAGGCGAAGAAAGGCCGCGTGTTCCGGACTACATTGGCACATGCATTTATCAGATCGCTACAAGACTGGCAACAAAACCAAACTTTTCAGGATATTCCTACAAAGAAGATATGATCTCAGATGGTATTGAAAACTGTCTGTTGTATATTAACAATTTCAATCCTGAGAAATCTCAGAATCCATTTGCATATTTTACTCAAATTATTTGGTACGCATTCCTACGCCGTATTCAAAAAGAAAAGAAGCAAATGTATATTCGTTTTAAATCATCACAACAATTGCTATCACTCGGTGAAACATATTCTGGTGAAGGTCAAGAATTGCAATTAACAAGTAGTGCTGACTATATGAATTCATTTATTTCAGATTTTGAAGAAAAGCTTGAAAAAGATAAGGAAAAGAAAAAGTGAAAATAGCAATAGTAACTGACATGCACATCGGTGTGCGTGGTGACTCTCTTGTCTTTCTCCATCATCAAGAAAAATTCTTTAAAGAAGTATTTTTTCCGTATATTGATGAACACGACATTAAAGTAATTTTTGATCTTGGAGATACTTTTGATCGTCGTAAATATATTAATTATGTATCACTTTCTCGTGGTAAAAAATTCTTTTTTGATGAAATTGAAAAACGCGGGATTGAATATCACGCTTTAGTCGGTAATCATACAACTTATTACACAAATACAAATGACGTAAATTCTATGAATTTGCTTTTACGTGAATATAAAAATTTCCATATCTACGAAGATGGGTGTACTGAAGTTGTAAAAGGTTCTACTAAGTTTTTGATGGTACCTTGGATCAATAATACCAATTATAAATCTATGGTAGATGAAATCAGAGAATCTGATGCACAAGTTTGTCTTGGTCACTTTTCAATCCAAGGATTTGAAATGATGAAAGGCCAGGTATGTGATCACGGTCTAACTAAAGAATTGTTTACAAACTTTGAATCAGTTTACTCTGGTCATTTCCACCATCCATCTAAATATAATAATATTGAATATATCGGTTCTCCGTATGAAATGAATTGGTCTGATTATCAAGGTAAACGTGGTTTCCGTGTTATTGATACAGAAACTCGTGAACTTGAGTGGATTTTAAATCCAAATCCAGTATTCTTTAAAATCGAATACGATGATGCTGATATGACTATCGAGGACATTGCTAACCTCGAAACAAATATGTTGACAAATGCCTATATTAAGGTTATAGTAAAAAATAGAACAAATCCGTACATTTATGACCTGTTCTTGAATAAGCTTACAGAGTCTGGAGCTGCTGATGTTAAAGCAGTTGAAGATTCACTTAATCTTGAATCTGAAGGATTAAATGAAATTCTTGATGAAACTAAAGATACCAAAGATATTCTGCATAGTTACATTGACGCATTTGAAACTAAAGTCGACAAAGTACATATCAAACGTATTGTTGATGAATTATATATTGAGGCATCTAGTATTTAATGAAAATTGATTTTAAGAAAATACGATATAAGAATCTCTTATCATCGGGTAATGCATATACTGAAATTCTTTTCGACAAAAGCAAAACAACTCTAATCTCTGGTTCAAATGGTAGTGGTAAATCGACATTGCTCGATGCCATTACTTTTGCTTTGTATGGTAAAGCATTTCGTAAAATTAATAAGCCACAACTTATTAATACAATTAACCAAAAAGATCTTGTAGTTGAAATTGATTTTAATATTGGCGTAAATCGATATACGATTCGACGTGGATTAAAACCAAACTTCTTTGAAATTTATTTGAATGATGAACTTGTGAACCAAGATGCTGCTGTTCGTGATTATCAGCAATATCTTGAACAAAACATTCTTAAATTAAATTATAAATCTTTTACACAAATTGTTGTATTGGGTAGTGCTACATATGTTCCATTTATGGAGCTTCCTGCACATGCTCGCCGTGAGATTATTGAAGATCTTCTAGACATCCAAGTCTTTAGTACTATGAATATCTTACTTAAGGATAAGATGAGTAGTAATAAAGAAAGTATTACAGAAAACTCTTATCAAAAAGATCTTGTTGAAACTCGTATTGATTCTGCAAAAGAGCATAATGAGTCTATTCGACAAATGAAAGAAAAAGAAGTCGACAAGATCAAAGATAAAATGAAAGAGCATCTCGATACTATCGAAAAAGAGAAGCATGCAATTCTTCAAATTGAAGATAATATCGAAGAGCTTATTAAAACAATTAGTGATAAGTCTGATATTAAAGATAAAAAAGATAAAGCAAAATCTCTTTCTTTAGATCTTAAATCTGCTTTGCGTAATCACACCAAAGAACTTTCATTCTATCACGATAATGATAATTGTCCTACATGTAAGCAAGGCATCGATCATGATTTCAAAACAAACATTATTACAGAAAAAGACAAGAAGGTTGTTGAAATTCAATCTGGTTTGAAAGATCTAGAATTAAAAATTACTGAATATGAGAATCGTTTAGAAGAGATTTCAAATGTAGAAGACGAAATCAAAAGTTGGAATCTTACAATTGGAGACCATAGAGCAACAATTAAAGTTGCTAAAAATGCTCTTGTGCAATATAAAAATGAATTAACAACAGCAGAAGAAGATGTTGAAGCGGTTGATATGACTAAGCTAGTTGAATATTATGACCAGCTCAAAGTTATTAATGATCGTCAAACAGAACTCTTTGCTGAAAAAGAAGTTATGTCTGTGGTAGCTGCAATGCTTAAAGACGGTGGTATTAAGGCCAAAATAATTAAGCAATATGTACCAGTAATGAATAAACTTATCAATAAATATTTGAGTGCATTTGATTTGTTTGTTGATTTCCAGCTTGATGAAAGCTTTAATGAAGTAATTAGATCTCGTTTCCGTGATACATTTTCTTATGCTTCTTTCTCAGAAGGTGAAAAGCTTCGTATCACACTTTCTATTATGTTGTCGTGGCGCTCGGTAGCAAAGTTGCGTAACTCTGTTTCAACCAATTTGCTTATTCTTGATGAGACTCTTGATGGTGCACTAGATGGTACTGGTATTGAAATGCTAATTGATACACTACATAATCTAAATGCTGATGATAACATTTTTGTTATTTCTCACCGTGGGCATCAATTTGGTGATAAGTTTATGTCTCACATCAAATTTGAAAAAGTAAAGAATTTTAGCGAAATTGCTGCGTGAAAGGCCGATAATGACTCAGTTAGTATCTTTTGATATTCATGATTGGAAAAAAAACTATATTAAGGATGACCCAGTTCGTCCTCACCTGGACATGGAATGGCGAATGCAAGATGGCCGTGAAGTCTTTGGTCTTGAAGATGAATATGGTATTATGAAATCTGTAGTATGTGTTGCATTTACTAATGGTGTTGCTATTACAGAAGAAGAGCTAAATAATACAAAAGATCCAGATACTGCGATGTTTTATACCGTATGGAGTTATACAAAAGGTGCTGGCCGCGATATTATTTTTAATGCAGTAGATGTTATTAAAAGAGATTATCCACATATTAAACGCTTTGTAACTCTCAGCCCATTAACAGAAATGGCTGAAAAATTTCATTTGAGGAATGGAGCAGTATTTTTAAGAAAAGGACAATCTTGTCAAAACTTTGAATACCTCGTATGAAAGGATAAAAAAATGCAACATTCTATAGAAGATCTCATTAGAAGATTAGATGTTATGAAGGATAAAGCTATCCAAATACATCGCATTAGGAATGAATTTGCTGAAATATCTTATAAATCATACGACAAAGCCACTTGTCAACATCTCTTAGATCAAATACAACAAATGGCTCTTACTATCGCACACGACAAAGAAGGTGATGAGATAATCACCGAAATGGATTCTTGGAAAAAATAATATTACATATTTTTATATCTCCAGCTGCGGGATTTGGCATGATCTTACTGTGGGCTGCCATGTTTGGTAATACCATTGGAGAAGAAAAGACTATGTTTGAAGAGTGGTTGGTATGTATGCCACTCTATTTAATTTTGGTGTTGTGTGTAAAATGGCGCAAAAAAAGGTTTACAAAAGAAGAAATCTAGTATATAATCTTTTTTATATGGCGAATAAGGATACTCATGTCTAATTTTTATACAAATGTTGAGCGTTTTGGCAATACCATTTTGTGGCGTGGCTATGAAAATGGTAAACGATTCGAACGCAAAGTGAAGTTTGCTCCTACACTATTCGTAGGCGGCAAAGACGAAAACACAAAGTATCGTTCTCTTGTATCTAAGCGACCATTGTCTCCAATGAAAATGGATACGATGAAAGAGGCTAAGGAATGGATTGAACAGTACAAAGATGTACATGGATTTGAAATTGCTGGTAATACTAATTACATTGCCCAGTTTATTCAAGAAAAGTATCCAAATGATATCGATTTTGATATTACAAAAATCAATATCGTTTCTTTCGATATCGAGGTTGATATCAGTGATGGTTATCCTGATATCAATGCTGCAGATAAAGAAATTACATCTATTGCTTATAAGTCTTCTAAGACCAGCACATATCATTTGCTCGGTCGTAAAGACTATGACAAATCAAAAACTCTCCTAGACATTGATCCCACTGATATTGAATTTATGAAATTCGATAGCGAGGAGGCTTTGCTTCGTCGCTTCAAACAAATCTGGATGAATGATTATCCTGATGTAGTTACAGGTTGGAACGTAGAGTACTTCGATATTCAATATATCATTACTCGTATGAAAGTTCTATTTGGTGAAGAATGGGTTAAAGATCTTTCTCCTTGGCGCAACCTCCGTCAACAGGTTCGTGAATTCTTTGGTAAACCACAATCGACATATATCATTTCTGGTATTACAGTTGTCGATTACATGGATGCCTTTAAAAAGTTTGGTTACAAATATGGTCCTCAAGAGTCTTACAAACTTGACCATATCGCTTATGTAGTTCTCGGTGAAAAGAAACTTGATTATTCTGAGTACGGTAATCTTACCAATTTGTATGAACAAAATCCACAACTTTACCTGGACTATAACCTTAAAGATACTTGGCTTATCCAACGTTTCGAAGATGAAACAGGATTGCTCTCGTTGGTTATGACTGTTGCGTATGGAGGCGGTGTTAACTACTCTGACGCTTTTGGCACGGTAGGTATTTGGGAAACTACTCTATATCGCCGTCTTATTAAAGAAGGTCGCGTACCTCCACTTAAAGGTGGTCCTGGTGCGCGTGCAGGTGAACTTGTCGGTGGTTATGTTAAAGATCCAAAAGTTGGTATGCATCCGTGGGTTGTATCGTTCGATTTGAACTCTCTGTATCCGCACTTGATGCTGCAATATAATATGTCACCTGAAACCTATATTGAAGATCGTCGTGAATATGTTTCTCAAGAAATGGTTCTATCAGGTAAATACCAAAACAATGATAAGTCTGTATCAGTATGTGCAAATGGTGCATGCTTTACAAATGAATTTAAAGGTGTAATTCCTGAAATCATTGACGAATACTACGGTAATCGCTCTAAGATTAAGAAAAAGATGCTTGAAGTAGAACAAGCTCTTGAAAATGCTAAAGGTACTGAAAAGTTTGCTCTCAAACGAGAAGCTAATCAATTACACAACCAGCAAATGGCTATTAAGATTGCTATGAACAGTTTGTATGGTGCAACAGCAAACATTTACTTCCTCTACTATATTAACGATATGGCCGAGGCAATTACAACTTCTGGCCAATTGTCTATTCGATATGCTCAAAAATCTGTTAATGAGTATCTTAATAAGCTTCTTAAAACTGACGACAAAGATTATATCATTTATATTGATACCGATTCAATTTATGTTGACATGGCTCCTGTTGTAAAAGCTTCGTTTGGTACTGTTGACATCGATCGTGCTAAAGGTGAAGAGTTCCTCGATAAAGTATGTAAGATGAAGATCGAAGAAGTACTTGAAAATGGTTACAAAGAACTTGCCGAGCGTATGGGTGCTTATCGCCAAGCTATGGTAATGAAACGTGAAAAGATTAACGATAAAGCCGTTTTCATCGCTAAAAAGCGTTATATTATGAATACACTCAATTCTGAAGGTGTTCACTATGAAACTCCTAAGATTTCTGTAACCGGTCTTGAATCTGTTCGCTCTTCAACTCCTGAAGTATGTCGTGATAAACTTAAACAAGCATTTAAAGTTTTGATGAATGAAGATGAATCTGCAATGCAAAACTTCATCGAAGAATTTCGTCAAGAATTTTATAAGCTACCTGCAGAAGATATTGGTCGAAATTCAGGCACAGATAATATTGACAAGTATCGTGACAAAATTAACTTGTATAAAAAAGGTTGTCCGATGCATGTTCGTGGTTCTATTCTATACAACCACTATCTAAAAGAAAAAAGCTTGAACAAAAAGTTTGAAAGTATCGTTGGTGGTGATAAGATTAAATTCTTATATCTTAAAACTCCAAATCCAATCCGTGAAAATATTATTTCATTTCCTGGCGTACTTCCAAAAGAATTTGGTCTTAACCAATATATTGATTATGAAACTCAATTTGAAAAGGTATTTCTTAGCCCTCTCGAATCAATTCTAGAAGCTATTGGTTGGTCGGCCATAAAGGTTAATACACTTGAAGATTTCTTTGCGTAAGGAGAAAAATTATGGCTAATTGGCAACGCCGTTTAGAAGTTTTAAAAGCTGCCCACAAGCATCAGCACGCTATTGTAGAAAGTTTAGAAGCAGAAAAAGCGCCACATGACGCTATCTCGTCAGCTAAAAAGAAAAAACTACAACTTAAAGATCAAATCACTGAAATTGAAATGCAAATGAAGGTTAAATAAATGCTTATTGATAATGAAATTAAGCTTGATTATAAAGATGTTCTTATTCGACCAAAACGTAGTACCCTTGGAAGTCGTTCGGAAGTAGATATTAATCGTAAGTTTACTTTCCGTAATTATGATGCTCCATTCGAGCATGAAAATTGGGAAGACGTTGCGTATGATGGAATTCCTATTATGGCTGCTAATATGGATGGTGTTGGTACGTTTGAAATGGCTGACACTCTAGCAGATCAAAGAATTTTTACTTGTCTTGTTAAAACATATTCTGAAACTGAACTTGTTTGCTTTTTTGATCCAGAAGATGAAAGCCGATTCTTGCCTCGTTCTGATTATGTTGCAATGAGCATTGGTATTGGTCATGCAGATGAAATGAAGTTTCGTAATGTATATGAACAAGTTGGTTATAATCTAAAATATGTTTGTATTGATGTAGCTAATGGTTATACAGAACGTTTCGTAGAGTTCATTAAAAACTTCCGTATGAACTATCCACACGTCGTAATTATTGCAGGTAACGTAGTTACTGCTGATCAAACACAGGAGTTAATTTTAAATGGCGCAGATATTGTTAAAGTGGGCATCGGTCCTGGAAGTGTTTGTACAACAAGGATCCAAACTGGTGTTGGTTACCCTCAGCTTTCCGCTGTTATTGAGTGCGCTGATGCTGCTCACGGTCTTGGCGGCCACATCATTGCGGATGGTGGCTGCAGCACTCCTGGCGATGTAGCAAAAGCTTTTGCTGGAGGCGCTGACTTTGTAATGCTTGGTGGTATGCTTGCTGGACACGATCAAGGTGGCGGCAAAGTTATTACTAAGTTTTATAAAACAAATGAACTAGTAGAAGGTTCATGGGATAAACACGTAGAAGAACGCAAACAGTTTGTAAAGTTCTATGGTATGAGTTCTAAATCTGCAAATGATAAACACTTTGGTGGATTGAAAGAATATCGTTCATCAGAGGGAAGAACAGTGTTGACAAAATACAAAGGTGATGTTAATATAACAATACAGGATATTCTTGGTGGCGTACGTAGTACATGCACTTATGTTGGTGCTTCTACCTTGAAACAACTTTCCAAATGTACAACTTTTATCCGCTGCAATGACACTCACAATCGTGTCTTTGAA